CATCATGACCCACAACCCGCGTTTCATCTCGCCTGAGACCACCGTCTCGGACGCCGTGCTGATCATGCAGCGGCATAAGTTCCGGCACCTGCCGATCATCTCGTCGACATCACAAATACTCGGGGTAGCAAGTTACTCAGAGGAAAGCCTGTAGCCATCAGGTTCTCCCATCATCAAGTATCGCATGTGCAAAAAATGCACGAAAAGTGTGAATTATTTATAAAGAAAATTCACAATTTGAGCGGCGCAGCACAGTGCCTTTGCCGCTTCCTCATTAAAAAGCCCCAAGCTTGTTTCGGCGCTTGGGGCTTTTGCATTTTATACGGATTACCTTCAGCCTTAATCTGACACGAGTTGTCAAATAGGGTAGAGTTCTGTAAATGCAGCCACAAGCAGCCGCTCGCAGCAAATAAAGAGCTGAGCGTGAAATAAATCTTTAGTCAACCACTTCCCTCGCTAAATGGAGCACAACTTGATACTCCAACCGCTGGATCAGCTAGAAAACGGTCATTTGGTAAAGCTGTGCGAAGACGGATGCCCCGAATCCGCAACGCTGGAATTTAAACGAGAACTCCCCGGCAATTCAGATAAAGATAAGCATGAACTTTGTAAGGATGTCGCTGCTTTAGCAAACACCGACGGGGGGGATTTGGTCTATGGCATTGACGAAAAGGATGGAGGCGCTGGTGCCATTTCACCGATCGTTGGCGAGCTTTCCGACGCTGCTGTACGACGTATCGCTCAGATACTAGACGCAACGATCGAGCCAAGGGTCCAGGGGCTAAAGATGCGGCCTATTGACGTCCCCGGAGGCTATGCGCTTGTCGTTCGCGTGCCTGCCTCGTTCGATGGCCCGCACTCCATTCGCGTTAACAACAATAGGCGATTCGTCATGCGCAACGGTACGAACATCACAGACATGTCTTACGATCAATTACGCGCTGCATTTGATCGTACAGCTACGCTTGCGGAGCTCGCACGTCGATTCATTGCGGACCGAGTTCAGCTAATCGCAAATAAAGAGACAACGGCACCGCTCCTCGCCGGACCACAATGGGTGGTGCACCTCGTTCCGATTGCAGGCTTGGCAGGTCGAAAAACCGTTGATTTAAGGACTATCTACACAAAGACTTTTGCAGAATTTCTTGGTCAGAACTGGGGGGGCGGCAGTCGCACGTTCAACTTTGATGGTCTACTTGTTCACCCCGGTGGAAATCAAGATGATGGTTACTATGCCTACAATCACATCTTTCGAAATGGGGCACTAGAAGGCGCGCAACTTGGAGGAGAAACCCGAGAGATTTCGCCAGGAGTCGATAGATCCATCGTCTGGTCCCTGGAAATGTCTAAGTTCTTCCACAATTCAATAACGAAATTCTTAGCATCCGCGAAGAAATGGGGATTTGCCGGCCCTGCAGTTTTGAGTGTCGCCATCCTCAATGTCAAGGGATACGAACTCGGCATAGGTGACGCTTTTTACCGTTCCCGCCGAGTTTCGGCGGACCGACCACACCTGGTGCCACCAGATTTATGGATCGAAGACATTGATGCTATCGACATCGATAGCGCTATTCGGCCTTTGCTGGACACATTGTGGCAAGCATTTGGTGCAGAGCGCTGCCTTGACTTCGATGAAGTGTCTGGTGCCTTTGCTCCCAGAAAGCACTAAAAGTCGTAGTAAATAAACTTCATTGTACCCAATCTGGCCGCACCTAGTTTAGTGCCGGACGGTTGGGTCAGGCGGGAGCTGCCCCCATTGCTGACATACCCTGTCAGTTTGAAACTGAGCCATTACAGATCACCAACTAAACAACGAGCCATCGTCTGCAAGTAGCAAATCGTTGCTCGTGTCACGCTTGGCCTTTGCCGTGACCTTAGCAGTCGCTGCACGACGTTCCGCATACCGCCAATCATAACGATCCTTCATGATTTTCTTCTTGGCGATGTGATCCCACTGCAAGCTGCGGATTACGCGTGTCATTACATGATAGCGTTCGCCAACGACTAGCGCAGTCGTATCGAAGCTGCTCTCCGCTGGAATCTTCCATTTCTCAGATTGTCCATTCCCTGCCAAGTCATAGTAAACCGTCTTGGCAGTGATCTTGGTGATCACGATGTCCAGATTGCGTGCTTTCAGCTTGTCTTTCATTTTCCATTCTCCAGTTAAACGAGCCTTATGTCTCGCGTACATGGTTATTTAACGGAAACCCTCGATTTTGATGAAATAGCGCGAAAAAACTGTCAATCTGGTTCGTTGTGTGTTGGCACTTCGTCAATCTTCGCTTGATGGGCCGTAAACCTGAATGCCTAATAGCGTTACTGCGATAACGCAGCAACTTAACGGAGAACATGAAAATGGCAACCAAAAGCGCAACCAGCAACCCAGCTACCCCAATCAACGAACAAGCTGCGCCAGTTATTGAGCAAGCGGTTTTGAGCTTCCTCGACCAACTGACCACGCTTGCAACTCCGATTACTGACCTGTCGGAAGTTGCGGCTAAAAAAGACCCACTCGTGGCTGCGCGTACCAAGTTCGCTGCAAACTGCGATGAGGCAATCAAGCTGATTAAAGCTTCTGCTGACACTGCCAAGTTCTTCCGCAAGCTTCCAGACGGCTACTTGATCAATTTCCGCAACGGCAACCGCTCCATGGAATTGAATGGAGCTGTTTACTTCAAAGTACCAAATGCAGTTGCGGCTATAAATCTGATTGAAGCTGCCAGGGCAGCAAGTGAAACCGGCGAGTTGGATAAGGCCTTCCGAGATAGCGCACGGGAGCCCAAGAAGCCGAAAACTGAAGCGGCACCAGCAGCCTAATAGTCCAATCGATTAACTGAACAGCGGCGAAAGCCGCTGTTTTCGTTTGGCTAAACAGAATGACACTTGACGTCATTCATTTGTTGATGGCTTGTCAACCTGGCGTTCCAATGTGGTATGGCAGCAGTTAAACCAACCGGGAACAGCAAAATGAACCAAGCACACAACGACCAAGCAGTCTTCCGTGAATACATTGATTACATCGACGTAGGCGCGACGGAAGCCGAAGCGCTAATGCAGGTTGCAACCACCAATGAGCTGACTTGTGGCGACGTATACGATGCATTGCTGCGCGAGGGTTTGCATAACCCATGCGGTTACTCGGACGCCTACTACTAAATAGACTTGGCAGTTTACCGTGTAGGGCACTTGAGAAAGGGATTCCTCAGGTGCCCTTTTTCATGACTATCGCGACCTAAAGGGGACTTGAGAATAAATACCTGACACAACAGGACTCCTTATGACAACCATCACCCTTATCAAGCAACTCAAACATCTACTCAACGGCGCATTGCAGCCTACTCGATTAAAACGCAAACCTAAACCATCAGACTTGTTGGTTGAACCAACTATCGCGATGTCTCCGCTTACCCAGATACAGATCAGCAATGCGGCTCAGCAGCAGGCTTATAATCAGGCGATGCAGCAATACACGGCGAAGATGCACACGGCGAAGATGCACATGGCAATAAAGGCGGCGCAAATCGACAGATTCGCCAGCTACAAGGAGAAGATCATGCCCAAGCTTCAAGAGCAAGGCTATCTGTATTTCCGCGCAGCCAGCAGCACTGATTACCAGATGCACGAAGAATGGTGTCACGAGCATTGCGACTCACCTACGCTGCCACATTGCGATGTCTGGCAGTTTGATGCACAGTACCCACGCGCATTTAAGAATGAAACCGATGCAACGATGTTCGCACTGACGTTCGACACAATCAAGATAGACGCAATTAAATAACGGGTAGTCTCCCAAAACGTAAAAATGCCCGGCACTTGCTGGGCATTTTTTTCTCTGTCACGCCGCATTTGATAACCCGGCACGCAGGCATTAAACTCGCGACCCCACACTCACGAGGCCACTGCCATGCTCCATTTCAGCGTATTCGAAGAAGCACAAAAAATCCGTGATCTACTAATCAGTAATCCTCCACCAACTGCAATGCTATGCAATGACGAAGACCTAAAGGCCTTACCATTCAAGCCAAACGATCTGGGCTTCTTTATCCTTTTGGTACCCGGTAAAAAGAATGCCCTGACCGGTAACTTCACCTATGTGGCAGATGAGCGTATGCGCGATCAAGCACGAGCATTTGTGACTGAGCATACAGTCCAGCAGTTAGATGAACGACTTTTGCTGGTCAGTACGGCCTGCACCTGGGATGTAGTTCCCGGCAAAGTCAAGGAAGCAATCGCATTGGGTTATGGCGCAATGGCTTTCACTACACCTGAACGATTGCAGATACTTGGTGAGAATCCGCAGCACATGAAATGAACAGTCGGGCTGTCGTTGTATCTTGACAAGGTTATTGATTTCTAAATGCCACGGCAGCACACTCCAGACATCTAATAGGGAGGTTTAAATGATTAAACTCGCTTCAACGACATTTGCAGTGCTGGTCGTCGTCTTCATTCGCTTGAGCTTGTTGCCTTCTACGGAAGAAAATAGGACTAATTTGAACATTACAGCCTACTGCCTGTTCATCTGGTTCTGCTTGGTCGGTAGTTACTTTGCATGGAAGCTGCTGCTGATCATGGTTCGTCAACTGGGAGCAGCAATGCGAGGCAAGTAGGCACGTTCGACCCATACCAAGGCCCACAACTAGTGGGCTTTTTTCACGAATAGCATGACTTCCCGGAAAAATCAAGGAGGCAAGGGCGCTGGGTTACGGCGCAATGGCTTTCACTACACTTGAACGCTTGCAGATAGTGGCTGAGAACCCGCTGCACATGCGTTGACTCAGTTTGCGCTATCAAAAAAGAGGCAAAGGCCATGGTCTTTTTGGGGATTTTATCGACTTTTCTTGACTGCAATACTGGTCGGTAGCAGAATGGTAAGGTCCTTTGCGTTCGGGGGGCGTAAGATGAGTACGCTGCTCGTAATCTTTTTACAGGTTCTGACAGTTTACGTCGACATTGGAGAATTGAAAAAATGAATCGAGTTATCGCATTTCTATTATTCAATTTCATTTTTCAATTCTCTGCGTTTGCGGACGAGAAGGCTGTCAAGAAGTATCGAAACTACACTCCTGATCAAATAAAAAGCCTGCCCGAGAAGATCCTCCAAAACGACCTACCTGCTAATTTTCAATTTGCTGCAGAACTGGGACTCACAAAGGGATCGGAGGTTCTATTCGCGATGCAGCTTAATCAACTAATGTATCCTGGGATGGGTGACTATAAGGCGGCTGTCAAAGCATTTCAAATTGATCTTGGGGATGCCCCTTCTGGTCTCCTTACCGTTTCGCAAATCGACAGCCTTGGACAACGTTCAAGTATGCAGAAGCTCTCGCGGATTCTTTTTTCTGCTGAATTCTCGTCACGGAAGAGCAATGATTCTGCCTTTGTCCAAGGAACGATGAAAATTCTGGACGATAAGATTTATCTGCCAATCAACCATGTTAAATTGAGATGTTGGAGACAGGCGAACTATTGCGAGTTCGACCAGATTAGTATTGCAGTTCTAAACAAAGACTCGTGGCCGCAGAGTTATCAAGTGATCGAACATGGCACCGAGTACCTCAAGATCTCACGTTGGGACGAAGACAGTATTGATGCAGTCCCTCAAGAGACCACCACGGTGTGTCGAACTGTTTCATTTAATCTTAATTTTAAAACGAGGGAGTTCTTCTACATAACGCGTAATGGAGGAGGGGACTGCGAAATCCTCGGTACAATACTGGATAAATTGCCTAAGCCTCGCATTTCGCAGATCGTTGATGGAACGAAGATCATAGGAGAAGAATTTGGGCAGATTGAAAAATCCGCCTATGAGATGCTGGCAAGCGACTTTAGAAAAAAGATGGCTAAGATGGTTGCTGAGGAACAAAAAAAGAAGTAAACAGTTTAGTGGTGGGTGAGTAGGCTATGCTGTTAATTCACGCGAGCTAGAATTGCATGATGCCAGTCTTCTGTGAGACAGCTACTACCTAATCTTCAAACCAAGCTTGAATAGTGCCGAGTAAAAACTCAAGAAGACCAATACTACGGTCCAAGTAGTCTTAATCCATTGGCGATTTCCGTTCTTGGTCAGTCTGTAATGTTAACTGGCCTTGCGATGTTGTTTGCCTAATGAGTGGAATTGTTCAATTCGACCATCGCTATCAATTATGAGACTGAAGTAATCGCCATTAAAGAAAACAGCCATTCCGCCCCTTCGTCTGAACGGGGATTTTTCTGTTTTGAAGTGCAGCTCAATTTCATCCGCAATCCGGCTTAACACCTTTTCTATTAAGGCGCTAAGATCTTTCGGTCTGTACGGTAGGACAGTTTTTTCTTCGAATTTTCCAAGTTGGAAGTCGCTGAGGTGGCGCATTGCAATGTGCAGATAAGACCTGAGGTCCCAAAAAATTTGTTTCTTCCCGTGCAAGAGAATTCCCGGTCTAAACTCATTGGCAGACTTTACAATTGCCCTTAAGGCTTCCTCGACAGTGGGGAGCATTGTTTTTGATAACTTTGCCTTCTCCATCTCCGCTGCGACCGCCATTATTGTTTCAGCTCGTTTAATGAATAACAAGTCGACTTTCTCTTTTTCATCGTCTTCAGTTAAGTGATGGTGTTTTGATTTCGCCTTTAGGCGCGCCAGTCCTATGTTAATGTTAATTTTCACATCTTCGAGGGTAAGACGAAGATGTTCCAGGAGACGCCTATCAATGCAACCGTGCTTTCCGAGCAATGTTCCAATCAGTTCCTCTTTTTCGAAGTGAACTAACTCGCAACCTGAGTTATTCTTTGCGACGAGGTAGTTGATAAGTAAATTGCTTTCATCAATGTCAGAGAAGTCAGCCTCGATTTCCACAACGTTCGGTATCTTTTTCTCACCTGACGCGTGTCGCTCGATAGCTCGGGAGTAAGAAAAATACGAAATCTTCTCCAAGTCATTTATCGAAACGCCTTGATACTTCAGTGATTTCTTCTGCTCAATGCTTAGGAAGCGATCTGGAGAGTCAATCCTGAGGATCGATAGATCGGGCAGTGATGTGGAAGGCTCTGCACCTTCCAGGAAGTTTAGGGTGTTGAAGCTGTTGAAGAGTGTCCCGGTAATAACTTGCCCATAGATCAGACTGGTGCCGCTCGCTGATCGGAACTGAAAGCTAGTCATGTAGCCTGTGCGTCCAATCATCTCGTGTAGATCCTGCATGTGAAAAGACGAACCTTCAACTTCAACCGATGAAAATCCGAGGTTTGTTAGGTCCGTTATCTTATAGTCGCCTATCATGCCCACAACCTCCTTTTAAAATTCGCAGCAGAGTCTACTGGATGAGGCTACGCGACCCTGAATTGCTGTAATGCAACAGTCACCAGATCGATTGAACATAACTCAGCTACCCTGTGTCGAATTATGCCGTTTGACGCAGCCAGTGACGTCTGGAGACGCCGTATGACGTGTTGCGAGCCCACTAACCCTGTCGTAGGCTATCGGGGCAGCGGATGCAGCACTGTTCTAGTTCCAGTACTAGAACTGGATTTTGTACATTATTTGCACACGACAGACCATCGTCATGTAGGTGCTTGATAGCAAAGGCATTCTGGCGAGGTCAGTAATACTAACCTTATTGCGCAGGTCAGCTTGCAGCACAGTCGAGTCACGTATGCTCATGTTTCTTCTGATGTTCCTGCACTTATTCACATTTTTGATCCAGCCTGTGAATAACTCCCCATACCTCGATCCCGAAAATGACATGCTGCACTGCTTAGCTGCTAGGCGGTAGGTGGCATCAACCAAAAAATCGACCTATCCTGCGGCCAAAAAGTGTACAACGTAGTAGAAGAAGGATAAACCAAAATTGAATTGATTGAATTGATTGGGTTAAATTGATTGGATTGGATTGATTTACTTCCTGTGTCGGATCAATCCATCATTTTCATCTGGCGTCTACGGATCAGGACTTTACCTTCGCGGTTTGCAAGTCTGCTCCAGATGCGATCAGCTCCTTTACCCATCCCGGCTGACGACCACGACCAGACCATTCTTGCGAGCTATCACGGGGATTGCGGTATTGCACGGCGACTTTGCCAGTAGGCTTGCGAACGACACTGCCAGTACCGATCAAGACTTTGAGTGGTATACCGAGTCGGTGAGCGATTGCGTAGATTTCATTGCGGGCTGCGTCAACATCTGCCTTCGCCCGCTTCTTTTCTTCCTCCGTTACCCGTACAGACAAATCCCGCAGTTCGGCCAAGCTCAGTTTCGACAAATCCATTTACAACCTCCTAGTGAAATTAACCATAATGATGGCACACATTGGCCGCGACATACAAAGAAACGTCACGTTCTAAACTTAGGCGGTGGTTTGCCTGCTGCTGCACGATTTTTTATCAGCATCTTGCGCTTGTAAGCCTTCCAACTCTGCCCCATTCGACCATCATTCCTGCGTTTCCACTCACGTTCAGTGCGGTTCAGCATTGGCATCCATCTAGGGTTCGGTCCAATACTTGCGAAATGCATGGGACTAGCTATCTCTGCTTTCCAGCGGTCGATGATGTCCTGAAAGGGCAGAGACAGTTTGTTCCAATAGCCAGATTTCCAAGCTGCTTCAAACATCGCCAGCAGCATCAATTCCCGTTGTCTCGCTTCCTGTTCTCTTTTCCAGAAGCCATCACTGAATAAGTCAGTTGGCAGTCCCAGGTCACGTAACCGGGTCATGTTTTGCATCCGCACGCTGCGCAATGCGCGTCTATCGCCTTCCTTCATAGGTTCCTCCTAAATAGCTCGTGGCTCCAGGTGAGCCGATGAGGTATTTACATGGAAGACAGCAATAAACCGACCAATGCGGTCGCGGAAATCAGCGCCGAGACGCTGACCAAGCTTGCAAGCCGAGAAGAAGACATTCGCCAGAGCGGATTGATCGACATCTTCGAACAGCACTTGCCAGCCATTCCCCAAGATTACGTGTTCAAGAACCGGGATCGGCAATTTGTCGCGGATGCACTCAATGTCGCGTTTGACCTGATTGGTGGCATCCCGCGTCTTGCGCAGTACGGCCATGAGAACCCGGGTGAGTTCTACAAGCTTTACGCCCGTCTATTGCCAGAAGCCGAGAAGAAAGACTCAGGCCCGGCAGTCGTGCAGGTATTCCACAACGTGCCTGCGTCCCCGCTCGACATGGGCGATGTCCTGGACATGGACGATGACGAAGATGAGTAACGGCGTTCAGACCGTCCATCTCCCATACGTTCCTCGCCCAGCATTCCTACCTTTCCATAATCGCAGCAAGCGCAAGACGGTAATCGTCGCCCATCGCCGTGCCGGTAAGACGTACAGCGTTATTCAGGACTTGGTTGCTCGTGCGCTCAACTTCCAGAAGAAAAACGGTAAGACCGGCAAGTTGTTCAGCAAGCCCATCTTCGCCTATCTGTGTCCGTACAAGGGGCAGGCCAAGAAGGTTGCTTGGGAATACCTGATCGAGTTCACGAAGGCGATACCTGGCATCAAGAAGAACGAGACTGAACTGTGGATTGAAATCCCAACGGTTACTGGCGACAAGGCCCGCATCTTCCTCGCCGGCGCTGACAACCCAGATAACTTGCGTGGTCTGTACTTCGATGGCGTCGTGCTTGATGAATACGGCGACATGAAGCCAGAGGTCTACAGCACCGTCATCCGTCCGGCGCTTTCCGACCGTCTGGGCTGGGTCGTGTTCATGGGCACGCCGAAGGGCAAGAACGACTTCTATAAACGCTGGCAGCTCGCCCAGCAAAAGCCCAACGAATACTTTTCCATCTGCCTAAAGGCCAGCGATAGCGGCATTCTGGACCCGCGAGAAATCGAAGACATGAAGTCGGAGATGGAAGTCGAGGAATGGGAGCAAGAGCTTGAATGTTCGTTTGATGCCGCGTTTCGTGGGTCGTTCTACGGCAAGCACCTTGCAGTCGCGCAATCACAGAACAGGTTCCGCAGTCTGATCGATAAGCAATGCCCATACGGGTATGTGGTTGATGAGCCTGTGTCACTTGCGATGGACTTGGGCCGTGCTGATGCGGCTGTTATCTGGTTCTGGCAAGTGATCAACGGCGAAGTGCGTTTCTTCGACTACTGGGAGCAAAGCGGGTTCGATGCCGAAGAGGTATGCGACATGCTCGCGCTTAAGCCGTACACATACGAGGCTGTCTGGCTTCCGCATGATGCCAAGCACCGGACGTTTCAGACCAAGCAGTCTGTCATCGACACCTTCATGGCTCATAACCTGCCCGCACGCATTGCACCAGACCCAGACGCGGGCCGCCGCATCATGCACGGCATTGACGCGGTACGAAAATTCCTGCGACTCGGCAACTTCGCCATCGATTCCGACAGATGCCATCGCGGCATCGAGGCATTGAAAAATTACTCAAGAAAATTCAACCGTACCTCCAACACGTTTGGCAGCGATGCCGACCACAACGAGTGGTCACATGGTGCCGATGCCTTCCGCTACGCCGTGCTGTCGATCAGTGACGACGACATTGGACGTTCAATCGAGCGGGCGCGTGATCGCCAGTACCGCATTGAAAATCCCAATCAAGTAAATACCAGACGCATGACCTTTGACGAGGCGTTAGCTGATCGTGACCGCCAGCTTGCAGCCCGATCAAACAATTTAAGTCGAGCATACGACTAAGACATTAAGTGCGCGCAAGACGCACGGAGACAAGATGATCACCGATAACGATAACGAAGGGATGGACAGCGGCGTCAGCGAAGAGCCGTTTGACCGCGATCCAGTCCTCACGCAATACCAGACTGAATCCGAGCAGGACAAGTGGCAAAAGGCATTGGAGGCATGCCGCAAGGAGCGCAAAAGCTTCAATGAGGAAGCGGTCAAATCGCTGAACCGCTACGGCGATGTGCGTAAGGATGGCTTCGCCAATTCCAAAATGTACAACATCTACTTCATGAACACGGACATCAAGCTTGCCGCCTTGTATGCGAAAACGCCGAAGCCCGACATCAAGCGCCGCAATGACGACAGCCAGGATGACGTGTCGCGTGTCGCTGCCTTGATCCTACAGCGCAATCTCAGCTACGAAATGGATAACTGCAATTTCGACGACACGTTCAAACAGGTGCTGTTCGATAACGTGGTAACAGGCATTGGCGTTAGCTGGTTGCGACTTGAACAGGAAGAGCAGCATCAGCCCGATGTTATTGATCCGACGACCGGTATGTTGATGCCGCAGCCGCCAATGGTCACGCATCAGGAAGCATGTACGGATTACGTGGCGTGGGATGACTTCTTCTGGAGTCCCTGCAAAGTGTGGAGCTTGTGCAGTTGGGTTGCTCGTCGTATCCCGATGACTAGGGAAGCCATCAAGGCGCGCTTCGGCGATAAGGTCGATGACGCCATCATGAAGGAGATCGCGTATAGCACCAAGTCGGAATCGCAGGATTCCAGCAAGGCGAAACTGAATCCGCAAAACCAGACCGAGCCGACTGCTGACGTGTACGAAATCTGGGACAAGCAGCGCGAGTTGATTTTCTGGATTACCGAATCGTCACCAGTGCCCTTGGATGTGCAGGAAGACACGACCAACTTTGAAGGATTCTATCCGACACCGATGCCGCCGCTTGGTCGCTTCACCACGTCCAATACCATTCCGATCAGCGACTACCATCTGGTCAAGGGCAAGTATGCGGAACTGGATGAGTTGAACCAGCGCAGCACGGCATTGACGAAAGCCCTTGGTGTGCGATTTGTGTACGACGCCGCTAGCCCCGAAATAAAAGAGCTGTACACGAGCGTTGCGGAGAACTCCGGTATCGGCGTCAAGAACTGGGCGTCATTCGCAGGCGACAAGGGCGGTTTGGCTGGCAGCATCCAATTCGCCCCGCTGGATCAGATCGCCAGCACGTCAGCTATCGCCACACAGCAGATCGAGCAGATCAAGGCCCAGATTTACGAGGTTGAAGGCATCAGCGACATCATGCGCGGCCAAGCCACGCCGTATGAAACAGCGACCGCCACAACGGCAAAAAGCCAGCAGTCGTTTGGCCGCTTTGCTGGTCGTCAGGCCGATGTCGCAACCTACGTGGCGAAGCTACTGCGCCTCAAAGCACACCTGATGTGCAAATTCCACGATCCAGCTTTGTTGGCAAAGCGCGCCATGCCGCTGTCGCCAGTCGATCAGCAATTCATCGGTCCTGCGCTACAGCTTTTACAAGATGAGCAGATGAGCAGCTTCCTATTGAGCGTCAGCGTGGACAGCTTACAGCTCGATAACTGGAACACCGAAAAGGCAGAGCGTAGCGCATCGCTTCAGGCAATCACTGGCCTGTTGGGTCAGATTCTTCCGGCTGTTCAACATACGCCTGAAATTGCACCGTTCGGCCTTGAGATGATCAAGTGGGCTGTTAGTGGCTTCAAGGGCGCACAGCCGATTGAAGGCATGATCGCTCAGACCTTACAGCAACTCATGCAGGCTAAACAGCCAGGCGCTCAAGGTCAGGGCGCACCTAAGCCGCCATCACCTGACGAAGCCAAGGCACAAGCGATCACGCAAAAAGCGCAGATCGATTTGCAGATCTCGCAGATGCAAGAGCAGACCAAAATCCAGATCGCGCAGATGCAGGCCCAGCTCAAGCAGCAGGAAATGCAATTGGCGCAGATGCAGAACGAGCGCGACAGCCAATTACGCGAAACCCAAGTGCAGCTTCGCCAAGGCGAGTTGGCCGCAAAGGTCGCTCATGAACAAGCCGCAACGATCCTGACCCACTCGGCAGCGCTCATGAATTCCAAACCACCATTTACAGGCCAGTAAGCGATGCCCACCTATGTATCACGATGCCATACATGCGACGAATCGTATGACTACATTCGCAAGGTCGCTGACCGACACCAAACGCCTGAATGCTGCGGCGTCCCGACTGTAATGGGCCTTACCACACCGGCCATTGGCGCGATGTCGTTTAGTGGTCACAAGGGCTTTCACATGCCAGATGGGAAGCAGGGCGGCAGGGGCACTTGGATCGAATCTGGCAACGACTATAAGAAGTACCTGCGTGACAACAATAAGCTACCAGCTCACGAAGCGGAATCGGAAGCCAAACTTCAAAAGAAGAACATTGCAGCAGCCGACGATAAAAAACGCCGTGATGCAGTAATCAAAGTCGTGACGCAGCAAGCGCCTTAAATAAGTGCGTTCACATAGTGTGAGCAAATAACAATACGAGAGACACCATGGAAGACCAAAACATTAACGGCGTCGAGCCTAATGATGAGATCACGACCAACGTCCCAGAAGTAGCAGAAATCGAAGTAGCTGCGCCGGAAGTCGTTGAGTCGCCTGAACCGAAAAATCTGCGCGATGCGGTGATGAAGGCATTTGAAAAAAACTCGGATAAAGAAGTCGCGACGGCGGATGCCGCAAGCGCCGAACCCGCAAAAGAAGTAGACCCGATTAGCGGTCGCGAGATTGAACCGATTCGCGCACCTAGCACCATGACGCCGACCTTGCGTGAGAAGTGGGGCACAGTCCCCCGTGAATACCAGAAATTCTGGGTTGACCGCGAACGCGACATGCAGGTAAAGCTTCAAGAGACAGCCGACCAACGCAAGCTGGCGAAGGACTTTCATCAGGCCGCCGAACCGTATCAAGATACGTTCCGTCAAAATGGCGTTAGCGCGGTTGAACATGCAAAGGACTTATTCAGCATGTCTCACCAACTGCACACTGGCAGCGCCCAACAAAAGGCGCAGATCATTCACAAGCTGATGGTGCAATTCCAGCCAGACGCGCAAACATTAAGTCATCTGTTTAACGGCGGCCAAGTCCAGCAGGTCCAACCTGCACAGCCAGCTCCAAGTGTTGATGAGCTGGTTAATCAGCGCCTTCAAGCCCGCGAGATAGAACAGCAGCAAGCCGCCATCCAAGCTTCCATTGATCAGTTCAAAGCTGATCCCCGTTATGAGTTCACGGACGACCTGGGCGAGTTGATGGGCAAAGCGATTGAAGCTGGCTTTGTAACAGGTAACGACTTCCCTACATTGTTCCGTAATGCATACGAATTCGCAGCGAACCAACATCCCGAAGTGAAGCAGATTTTAGCCAATCGCGCCGCTGATTTGTCGGTTCAACCGACAACCGTTAAAGCGAAAGCAGTTCAAAGCGTCAAGCCCTCGCTCGCATCTAATGGCCGAGGCGGTCAGACACAACCACGTCCAAAGAGTTTACGGGAAGCGGCAGAACTGGCTTGGAATAAGCACACTGGTGAATAGAAGCCATTTGGCTAAATAGATAAAAATTACAAACACACGAAGGGGATTGACCAATGACTGTTTCGCTTTTCTCTTTGACTGTGGCGCGAGGTGCCGAAGTGCCAGTTGTCGATCCTAGATTGACAGCACACATCGAATACTCATCGCGTGTCGATAACCAAGACCAAGGTCCAGCCGAGCAAGCTGATCAAACCGCCGACACAAATGCTCTGGATGCGCATCCAGACAACACGAGTGAAAGCGGCCAGACAGATGTAACAGCAACCGCAGGTGATGAATAAAGACTCGATTAGAAACGGTCGCTTCGTCTACTAAGGACAATAAAAATGGCATTTCCAAATCTTAGTGACCTCGCGGCAACCACCATCGAATACCGTTCGAAGGACATCGCCGATAACGTCACACAACATAACGCCGCACTTCTGGCAATGAAGAAAAGTGGTGGCTTCGCTACCTTTGATGGTGGTACTTACATCAACGAAAACCTGTCGTTCGCAGAAAACGGCAACGGTGGTTCGTATAGTGGTTATGACACACTGCCAACAGGCGCCGCTGACGTAATCTCAGCAGCCCAATACGGTTTCGCGCAGTACGCGGTGCCAGTGACCTTCTCAGGTCGTGAAACATTGATCAACAGCGGCAAAGAGGCATTGATCGACCTCGTAGAGGCGCGCGTCAAGGTCGCTGAAGCAACGATGCAAAATCGGCTGAACCAACACTTCTATCTGGATGGTACGGGCAACAGCGGCAAGAACATCACCGGCCTGGCTGCTGCTATCCCGCTGGCGAATACCCTTGGCACCTACGGCGGCATCAGTCGCGTTACGTCAACCTTCTGGCGCAATCAGAAGTATCAAGCTTCGGTAGATGGTGGCGCAGCAGCGACTACCGGCACTGCGTTGATCAATCAGTGGAACACTTTCGTTCTGAGCATGACACGTGGCACGGATCGTCCGAAAATCATCTTGGCATCGCCAACCGTGTACTCCCTGTTCCAATCAGGTCTGCAAGTCATGCAGCGTGTTTCTGATTCGAGCATGGCTGACGCCGGTTTCGTGACTACCCAGTTCCAGAACATCCCGGTCGTTTTCGACACGAATGCTGCTGGTATTGGCGCGCAGTCTGCTTACTTCTTGAATACCGACTACATGAAATGGCGCACCCACAAGGATCGCAACATGATCGCTTTGGACGACAAAAATGCAGTCAATCAGGATAGCACTGTCAAGACCTTGGTATGGGCAGGTAACTTGACCATGAGTGGTCCGCAGTTTTCAGGTATCTACAGCAATACGTAATCTGTTTTGAACTAACAAGAAGGCTCCTTCAACGAGGAGCCTTTTTTATCACTTCATAGGAATTGCTGTTTGTGGCCGGTGCCACCGTCGGCTTCCGCCCTAAGCAGACCTCCAGGGCTGTGTTTGAATACTGCTTCGCTGCCGCGTGAACCGCAGCTACAGTACATGGCTAAAGAGCGACAACTACTACGCGCCAACCGTTAGCGTCCTTACTGACATGTAGGTCCTGAAGCGACGTTATTCCCTCCGGGGAACGGCAAGTTTCAGTCACCTTCACCAGAGTCTCGGAAACTTGCTCCGGCCTACTCAATGAACATTTGAACGACGTGAAATCAGGAAACCCTTCTTTGTCGATTTGCTTGCGGAACGAAAGCTCTAGCACCTCGGCCATTTGCTTCAAAACCTCTGCATCACGCGCAAGCTCCGGTTGTATACGCAACAGCATGTACCTTGCCTCTGCATTGAAGTTCTTGGCAGCTACAGCATCCTCAATGCTCTTATTTGCGTAAGCTGCTTCCAATGCTTTAACAGCTCCTTCGGGCGTGGTGAAATCAGGTGCTGCCGTGGCCATAGGAATAACTCCAATGAAAAGTAAGGTCGGGAAAAGTTTTCGCATAGCAGTGGTGCCTAAAAAATTAATAAACCAACTCGACGTCAGGCCGCAGGCTAAGAGTCCGCTTCTGGCCGAAAGCGGCAATCACTCGACTCTAACTCATCCAGGTGTAGTTGTCATCCCAGTCATGGGCATCCTCCTGCTAAATACCACAGCAGGGCAATGACGCCACTGCTGTTTGCCACCAGATCGGAGAGCCGCGATAACAAGCGTTACTCGCTCCATCATGGCAGGAGATTCCAATGAGTACAGACAATACCCAAGACCAGATCAACCTTGATGTAGCCATCGCCAATCAGGGTGGCATCAACCGATTCGCAGAAGAAGAAACACGCGGCGTTCGTGATCCACGAACTGGCCGACTGATGAAGCACACAGACTACGGCGACGACACGGGGCTGAACGTGAAATTCACCGTCGAATCGGTGTTTTCCAAGCGCGAGACGTATTTTGCTGGCGGCGTGCCCAAGTACATCGACATGGATTTCATCACGATCACGATACCGGGCAATCGCGATCTGATCGTGCATGCGCCAGTGACCGACTTCTACGAATGGCGTTTTCCTTTGGAGTACGCGCAGTTTAAGCAAGGGCAAAGCGCGGTCGTGATGGGGACTCCATTGGACTTGTGGCCAGCTATGCAGCCGGCGCAAATCGCTGAGTTGAAGCATCACGGCATTCGTACGGTTGAACAGCTTGCCGACCTCTCGGACAGTTCAAGCGGCGTGTTGCGCGGCTTCTACGCCTGGAAGCACAAGGCCAAGCAGTTTTTGGAAGATGCGAAAGACAAGAATTCTACCGCTGTAGTGCGCGCCCAGATGGAAGAACAGGAAGCACGCCACAAGGCCGAACTCAAGGCGATGGAAGATCGCTTCGCTGCCATGTTGGCGCAAGCGCTCCCGAAAGAGTCCAAGAAGGCAAAACCAAATGAAGACGGCATCAACTAAATAAGGATTTAACGAGGCGACACAACGACATGGTTCAGAAGACCCTTTTAGAGATCGCGAAGACGATCACCACTGAACTTGGATTTCCCGCACCGACAACTGTTGTGTCGTCTACCGATACCAACATCTTGAAGCTGCTTGGCATGATCCAAGCCACTTGCGATGACTTGCTTCGCGAGTTCGATTGGCAGGTTTTACAGAAGAGCTACACATTTACCACTACTCTCGGAGTTGATAACTACCCGTTTCCAACTGACGAAGAGCGCTTCATCGGCAGTACGTTCTTTGACCAGAATAATCGCTGGCCGATGATGGGGCCATTGACCGGACCTGAGTGGGAACAGGTCAAGGTATCGCAACTGGCATCCAGCCCATTCATTCGTTATCGAATAATGAACAACAGGATGTTCCTGTATCCCGTACCCGGATCGACGCCCTACACATTCGTCTACGAGTACATCAGCAATGCGTATTGCACCAGCAGTGCAGGTGTTCCGCAAAGCGCATTCCAGCAGGACAGTGACAAGGTCGTTCTTGACCATCGTTGCGTGACCTATGGCGCGAAGTTGAAATGGCTCGCGAGTGTGAACATGGATACGACGGCGGCATTGGTCGATTACGCCCGCGCTTTGGAATACGCGAAAAGCACCGACACCGCGCCACGCCGTTTAAACATCTGCGGTGGCACTGGTGGCATTCCGTTGCTCTCGACTGCCAACATTCCAGATACTGGCTTTGGTGGCGTGTAATGGGAAAAACGTCATTCACGCCGCAACAGCGCAGCGCGCAAAACGTGCAGATGCCCGCGCCGTTCCGAGGCATCAACACGCTTGACCCATTGCAGTCGATGGACCCCAGCTACGGCCTCAGCATCCAGAATTTCGTCGCTACGAATCAGGGCTTGGCTGTACGACCTGGCTATCGTAAATGGGCGACTGGTTTACCGGGAACGGTCACTAGTCTGCTCGCGTATCACGGACGTTTCAACGGGGCCAGCAGGTTGTTTGCTTGCTCAGGTAGCGGAATCTACGACGTGACCAGCGGCGGCGTCGTGGGCGCGCCTATGGTGTCTGGACTAAGCGCCACGAACAACTACTGGCAAAGCGTCGTGCAGACGTACACGCAGGCCTCGTCAAGCATTCTAATAGCAGTTAATGGCGCCGACGCACCGCGCCTGTATGACGGCTCCGTTTGGAAGACATGCACTCAGGTTGCCAGCCCTGCGGGCGTCGGCCAGTTTGCGGCAGCTGACGCCAATTCTAATCCAGTCAGCATCAGCAATTTCGTAGATGTCGTGCTGCACCAGCAGCGTCTGTGGTTTGTCGCGAACAATACAACTGTCGGCTACTACTGCGACATAGGCCAAGTCGGCGGGGCGTTGCATCCGTTGGATTTCGGCCCGTTCTTCCCGAATGGCGGCAAGTTGCAAAAGCTTGCGACGTGGACGATGGATAGCGGCGGATCGAGTGGCACGCAGGCGATGCTTGTCGGCGTCTCCGACAAGGGTGATGTCGTTGTATTCCAAGGCACGAACCCAAGCGATGCAACGGCATGGTCGATGATCGGCCAATACAAAATTGGCTCGCCAGTTGGCCGCCGTTGTACCACGCAGTATGAAGGCGACTTGCTCATCTTGACTCAAGATGGTCTGAACCCGATGAGCAAATACCTGCAAAGCGCACGCGTCGAAAGCGCATCGGCGCTCACGTACAAAATTTCACCGACCATCAGCAATCTGGTTGCTTCGCTTTCCAATACTCCGGGCTTTGAAGCATCGGTGTACCCAGGTGCGAACATCATGCTGCTGAACATTCCGCAGAGCCTTCAATCGAACAACTTCCAGTTCTGCTTCAACACCATCACTCAGGGCTGGACTCAATTCACCGGCTGGCCTGCACAGTGCTACGGCCTATTCAACGACGCGTTCTACTTCGGTGGTACTGGCTTCGTAGCACTCGCGTTCATCGGTTATCAGGACGGAGCCGACATCAATGGGGCAGGGGGCAACAACATCATCGCCACGGCCATGACCGCGTTCAGCTCCATGGATGCAGCCTTCGGCAGTGGCGTCGTCAAGCACGTCAAGCAGGTAAAGCCGTTTCTGGTTACTGGCAGCTCAAGTCCGAACGTCTATGTGGGCGTCAACACGGACTTTGATCTGACTCCGATCATTGGCAGCGCGACTGTCAATCCTGCGACAGGTGCAGTCTGGGATACCGCTAGATGGGATGACCCAAACACCACATGGGTAGGCAACCTCACTACTGTGAATCGTTGGACGGGCGTGTCTTCGTTCCCCGGCACGTATGTGGCGGTCACGGTATCCGTCAGTGCGACCGCCGACACTCTTTGGAGCGCGACCGATTTGTTAGTCGCGCCGGGTGGCCCCTTTGCCTAAGCACGTGATCATTACCGACCAGCGACATGCGCCGTTGTTCCTGAAATGGATGCAGGAGCGCATTGGCTGTGTCGGCGACTTTAATGCGAGCGATTGCAGGACGATCGCGCACTTGATCATGCACGATGATCGAGCACCCGAAATCCTAGCTGTCGTTGCCATCAACCGATGGAGTCCCTTTGCCTGCGAAGGGAACATTGCAAGCAATGGCTCACGTCGATGGCTTACTCGCGACTTCGCGTTCACGGTCTACGACTTCGTTTTCCGTCACGCAGGCAAAACCCGCTTCAACTTTACGGTGTCGGTGGATAACACGGCAGCAATCACCATGCACGAGAAATTAGGTCACGTTTTTGCCGCGCGTCTGGAAGATGCATTCGGCGAAGACAAGGATGCGTTGATCTACGGATTGACGCGAAAACAATGGTTGGCAGGCCCATGGTCAAAGCCTTCAAAACATCAGGAAAAATGAAATGGGTCAAGGCACATCACCACCACCAGTAGCACCGGCAGCACCAGCGGCACCAGCAACGGGCGCACCAAATGCGTCGTCATTGAGCGACAACCAACTGAAGGCGATAACGATGCTCATGTCGCAATTGGGTAAAGGCGGATCGGCTGTACCTGCGGGATCGCAGCAGCAAATCTCACCGGGAATGCAAACGCAAACGATACAGGGCGGTACGGTTTTCAATCCGAACCAGCAGCGTTAATTCATTTGTCGGCAACGACAGAAAGGAGTGTCATCACTCGCTAAATAGCAACTGAACACCAATTAATGAGGACGCACAGATGTCCAAAGGATCATCAGCACCAGCACCAGACTACACCGGTGCAGCGCAAGCGACTGCCGCAGGCAACGCACAAAATCTAAATGCGCAAACATACGCGAACCGGCCCGATCAAATTACTCCGTGGGGTTCGTCTACCTGGGCATCAACTTCAGATAATGCCGCCTACAATACGGCGCTCGCGAACTGGCAGGCGTCGGGTTCTGACCCGAAGACCAGACCGGATGCCAACACGTATACGAAGTGGACAAACACCACGACGCTGACGCCAGCGGAGCAAGCAGCGCTCAACGACCAGCAGCACATCCAGCAGAACCAGTCGTCATTGGCAACGACCTTGCAAGGCCAAGTCGCAAGCCAGATGGCGAACGGATTTAAACCGCCTGACATGTCTTCGTACTTGAATGGCGTGCCGGGTATCAGCACCAATTTTCAAGGCTTCAATCCTTCGGCATCTGGAGTCGGCGCTGTCAATCAAACGCAATACGATCCGTCGAGCTATACCAGCGCGTACAAGGGGCTGAACCAGAACTTCACGTCTAGCGCCAAGCCTTTGCAAAGCTCGGTATCCAGTGCGCCAGTGCAAACCGATCCGAACGCGTACACGTCGGCAGCGGGCAGCGTCAATTTGAACGCGCCGAAGTTCGATCAATCCACGGCAGATGCAGGAACCCAAGCAGCCTACAAGGCATCGACTAGCTTGCTTACCGATGGATGGCAGCAAGACCAGAGCAATCTGGATTCCAAACTGCGCATGCAGGGTTTGACTCCCGGCACCGAAGCCTATAACAACGCGATGCAGAACACGTTGCGCGTCCAAGGCCAGCAACAAGACCAGTTGGCAAATCAAGCTGTCCTCACCGGCAACCAACTTGCCAACACCAATTACGCGTCGGCGCTGGCGGGCTATCAGGCAGGTAATGCAGCCCAAAATCAAGCCTACTCGCAAGGCCTTAGCAGCTTCGGTGCGGCCAATACGGCAGCAGGTCAGCAGTACAGCCAGAACATGGGCAATGCTACATTGAATAACTCGGCAGCGGCTCAACAGTACGGCCAAGACCTGTCTGGATTCAACGCCAACAATGCAGCCGCAACGCAGGGCTTGAGCAATGGCTTGGCGCAGAATTCAGCGGCCTTGCAAAATCAAGCCGCGTACAACACGGCAGCCGGCCAAGCTTACAGTCAGGCACTCGGTACGTACGGCACGAACCAGCAAGCAATACAGAACAGCAATGCGGCTCAACAGCAGTCGTATGCGCAGGCGATGCAGCAGTACATGACCGCGTATCAGAATCAGTACCAGAATTACTTGCAGCCGCTGAACAGCATGAACGCGGTTCTGACAGGTCAGCAAGTCAACAGCCCATCAATGCCTAGCTTTACCGCAGCGGGTTACACGCCGGGTGCGGACCTCTCAGGTGCGGCCAGCGCTACAGGTCAGTACAACTCTGGTGTCGCGGCACAAAACAGTGCGAACGCGAGTTCGACAATGGGCACAGTCGGTTCGCTCGCGGCAGCAGCGGCTATTGCGTTCTAATGGCTAACGTGGATTTCAACTCCGTGATCGATGCGCATAAGCGCATTGCTGTTCAGTTCAGTGGTGGCCGTGACAGTCTTGCTTTGCTGCTTGCCTTGCGCCCGTATTGGGATCGCATCACGGTCTACTACACGAACAGCGGTGACGCGTATCCAGAAACAAGAGCGCTCATCGACGCGGTGAAAAATGTGGTGCCGCGCTTCGTTGAAATTATGGGACGTGTCAACGAGGTTCACGAGCGGATGGGCTGGCCTAGCGATGTCATGCAGCCGGGTACAGGCTTCCAGTTTGCCCGCGATGACATCGACGGCTATGTGCCATTGATCGACCGCCACAACTGCTGCTTCCACTCGATTATGGTTCCCATGCACGAGCGCATGAAAGCAGACGGCATCACGTTGCTGATGCGCGGGCAGCGAGACGAAGATAGCACCAAAAGCCACGTCGTGAATGGATCGGTAATCGAAGGCATCCAACTGCTATTCCCGATAGCCCATTGGACAACGGCAGATGTCGAAAAGTGCATTGCCGATCACGGTATCCCTTTGCCGCCGTTCTATGCCGCAGGCATGAC